TTTAGTCTTAGCATCCTCGGTCATCCTGAAATTGTTCTCAAATAGATTATAGACTTCCTGCTCAGTCATCAGATACAAAGCAAGGTTTTCATAATACCCAAATTGTTTGATGTCATCATCGAGCAATTGCCCGCCATTTAAAACTCGACCAATTCCCTTGCGTTTATAATCAGTGGCGCTGTCTTTAGCATTGACACTTTTTAGCTTGAAAAAATCCTCGATCGCAAGCCAATCGATTGAGTTGTCGAATGTAAAAACTAGGTAATTGTTTTCCTCTAAAATTTCAGTTGTAAATTCCTCCTCTTGGTCAATCTCAGCATTATCAGCAAAGACCTTGTTGAGCTCTTTATCTAAAAAGCCGACCTGCCTCAATAAATCTTTATCGAGTAAAGTCAGCAATGTCGGGTCAAACTCTCCACCATTCTTGTTGAGTCTGAGGTTTAGTTCCCTCTCTTGGTCAATTGACAAATCAACCTCAACGCAAGGCACAGTTTTATATCCAAGCTCCTTGGCGATTTTAACTTTTTGATGTCCGCCAATAATAACATTGAACCTCTTTTTGTTTATATTTACCACGATTGGCTGGACAAAATCAAACTTTTTCAATGACTTGGTAAGTTCCATTTTTTCCCGGACTCCAATCTTGCGAGGATTATAATCAGCAGGCACGAGGTCGTCAATTTTTTTGTTGATGATTTTCATATCTAGTCAATGTTAATAATCATAATGCTAGTAATAGGCTTGTCCTGAAATACCTGACTCTTGCCCACATATTCAATCGCCCTGACCGCTCTGGTGACCACCTCTCCGACAATCTTTTTGTAATTGACATCAGCCTTAAACTTCTGCTTGATTGCTTTTTCAACATCCTTGACCGAACGACATCTCGCCCCGTGCAACATTCTCAGATACGGGCTAGGCTCAACCATAAGCGGTGTATTGATAATAGCACGCTCCTTTGACCCGTCCTTGTATTCAATCAATACCGGCAAGACTCCGATTAGGAAGTAACTGACCTCCTGAGTAATCTTGCCTTTTTTCTTTGTGAACTTTCCGTCAAAGTCCACTTTGAAAAATAAATTTTTGATGACTATTTTTTTCAAATCCATATTGTTAGCGCTTTATTTTATAACAGACCCCATTGATCGTGATTGTTTTTTGTAAGCCATAAAACGCTCCAATCAGTTTAATCCCAGCATCATTGAAAATCATCAACGCACATAATCTCCAAATAAACATTGGCAGATATTTTGGTTTTTCTCTGAGGAAAATGATGAAAGAGTTTTTTGTCCCTTTCCTGATTTTCTTGATTTCTTTACTGTTCATACTTTTATAGCAAACTTATTTTTTAAACTAGCCCTAACCTCAGCAAGTTTCCTGTTCATTCTGTCCTGCTCCTCCTTGGTTCTAGGTTTACCGACATCATCCAGTCTAGCCTTGAAGTCATTATCTCTAGCCTTAGCATCAGCCTCTTTCATTGCCTGCTTGCTCAACTCTTTATCACTTGGCAAATTTTTGTCTGGTCTCTCCCACTTTCTTTTGTTCTTGAGCCAAGTAGCCCAGCGTTGTTTTATTGCAAATGTTGTCTGCTTTTGCCAATGCTCTTTTTTGCCACCCTCATTTTTAGCAGTCCAATAACCGAGAAAATCGTTTCTCTCCTCTGACAACTCAGATGACACCATTCCGACCTGCTCGTCAAACCTTTCAGCAAGAGTCTTGACTTTACTGACCGGCAACGCAATGTCATTGACTACTTGAGGATAGAGTCGTCTTTGGTTTCCAGCATTAGCATCGACATAACTTTTGACAAATCCTTTCCTCTCCAAATCTCCAATCAACCGACTAACCTGCTTGATCGTGATGTCGAATAGATTGGCAAAGTAATTGTTAGATGCCCAGCAATACCCCTCGAGATTACTCAATGCAGTGATTTCAGCAAAGAGCAATTTAGCAGTTGACCCGATCGTCTTGTCATACCGGACATTTGCAGGGATTACCGCCCAAAAACTAGGCTTGATGTTCTCGTTTTTTTCTGACTCCATACTGTTTAAATTATACACTATTTTATAAACTCCTGCAATAGTATCATCAAGACATCCTGACCACCAGTCCAATTTTTTTCAAATACTCCTCTCTGACCGACTTCCGACCCTCGACCTCAGCAATTTTCCACTCAGCAAGCCAATCCTCAATCTTAACAAATATCATCTCCCTTGAATTAAGCCTCTGACCTTTGACATAAAAAAACACCACAACATAAGCAAGCCCACCGGAAATCAGAAAACAATCAAATGGCTTTTTATTAGTAAATCGGTATTTATCATTGCCCTTGATAAAAGGCATATCATTGATTTTGTGATAACATCCGTCACCACTAGCACCAAGCAACCCAGTAACCTGATGCTCTTTGACATCATCGAACCGGATTGATTTTGTCTTGCTGATTTTTAATTCAAAGACAGCACAACTCCCACATAAATCAATCACTCTTTTTTTATTGCCCTTAACCCAATTGCTAAATAGCGTTTGGAAATCTTTTTCCCTCATATTTTTGTATTAAATAATTTTTTTAAACCCCTTACTTTTTCTAATTTCAAAAACTTCTCTTTAAACTTATCCCCTCCGTGAAAACCTGTGTGGCATTTTTTACAAAGTAAAATAAGGTTTTTAAAATTATGCAATTCTTGATGTCTTGGAAACCTACTAGCAAAATAAATATGGTGAACCTCAAACCAACTAGCACCGTTTTTGTTAATTCCACAATTTTCGCAAAATAGATACTCGTTTTTTTTGATAAATTCTTTTCTATATTTTTGGCAAGCTCGCATATGCATTGATGTATAAATGCTCCGCCTCCCTCCAAATTTTTCTTTTGTTGCGTGCCCGTCTTTATAGTTCGGATTTCCAACCCCAGTCCTTTCACCTGATAACTGTCTCATTCTACAATCAAGACATTTACCAGTTCCGATATGGAAAGTTAATGCCTCATATTTCTTACCACAAACTTTACAGATTTTAATAGACTTTTTCAAAGACCTCTCTTTTGAGATTATTCTCCTGTTTTCTATTAAACACTTATCTGAGCAGGTTTTTTTCTGCACCTCTATATTATTTTTGATCGTAAAACAACCTCCGCAAATAATGCACTTTTTTTCTTTTTTCTTAAAACCATAATCATCCCTTTTTGCACAATCCCGAGAGCAGTATTTTTTAACTCCGACCCTACTTCCTGATATATAAAACTCTTTTTTGCAGACTTTACATTTTATATTTTTTCCATTTTTAATCATATAGTATTTTTAAATCTCGCAGTAAATACACCGAGTCATAAATTTGTCTTGCGACATCTCGGTTCTTAATTTTAATGGAATTGGTCGCATACTATATCAGCAAAATAATCATCCCGACAACTGCCAAGACGAACGATGTGACCGCAAGACCTCTACCCCTGCAATCACATCCGCTCATCAAGACAACCCCAATGATGACATTGAATGCGACAGCAATCAAAATGTAGACTGTGTCAAGGTTGTTCATAAAATTTGTTAAACTTTTCGATTAACAGTTTCCGTCTCAAAGATACTAACACCCGGTATCACTCTGACACCACTCTTGACCGCTTTCTTGATAGCACTGACATCGACCTGCAAATATTCTCTAGGAATAAGCAAGGGGTCAACAATCTGACAATCAAAGACCTTTTTGAATGTAGTTGAGCCAGTATCAGAATGCACGGTCTTGCTCTGCTGAAAATCATTGCCATTGAAATTAAACTCCTCAGAACTAGCCTCGTCAATCTTGGCTTGTTTTTCCTCATCAATTCGCTTGAGTTCAATTTTTTCGTCTTTCTTGCTGAGATTGAGCTTAGCCAATCGCTGGCGTTCTTTCTCTGCCTGTTTCTCTGCAATCTTAGCGAGGCGAGCCTGCTCTTTTTCAAACTCCTTTCGCTTTTTCTCCTCCTCGATTTTTCGCTCATTATCAATCCTCGTCATTTCCTTTCTCCTCCACTCGATAGCCTTCGAGTCTATGAAGTCGAGCATCTGTTCTAATGGCTTACGAACCGCGCGAAATTCCGCATTGATTTCGTTGACCTTGCGAGTTAAATCCTCGACAAAGAAAAGTCTCAACTCCTCAACCCTCTTGATGCGTGCTTTGATTTGATTACTCAAATCCAAGGCACTTGTTAACTCCTCATTGCTACCGATCGCAATATTCTCCACTACCGGCACAAGTTCAGTTGTGCTCTTTTGAATTTCGGACAATTTATTGTCCTTTGACTCCTTGACCATAAAATTATCTTAGTTTATAAGTTTGTAAAATTCGTTAGCGAACTTCAACGCTCGTAATAATACCATATTAGCCTCGCCTTTTTTAAGTCCGTTGATGCCGAAGTTTATGCTATCGCTCTTGAACTTGAAGTCAGTGCACTTCTTTGGTTTTTGCAGATTACCGGACTTATACACAGCCACATCATAACCATTAGCACACGCCTCGAGGCAAATCTCATAAACAGCTCGCCTATAAGAAAAATAATGCCCCCCGTCCTCTGTATAGACTATCTTGAAATCTTTGATTGTTAGCATACGATTAGCGGTGGTTAGTTTCATCATCCCTCCTGCGAGCGAATGTATAGAACTCTTTAAGCCGATTACTGAGCTTGTCGATTGACTTATAATCAAAATACTCCTTTGTCAATTCAGCCCTTTCCTCAGCCTCTTTGCGACTGACTCCGTGATCGTCAATGATTTGAGTCAACCTTGCTTTGTAGAGTTGCCTCTTATAGACCAAATCTTTGTCAATCAACTCCTCCATTGAAATGAAAATCATCGCAGTGTCTCCCCAAAATCTAGATGCAAAAGTTTTCTTTTCAGCGATGTTCCCCCGGATTTTCGTCAAGGTTTCCTCGATGTAGGCAATCGCTTGGTCAGCCTTGACCCTCCACTCAGCATCACTCGCTCCGGCTCTCAGCTCCTCCACGCTGGGAGGCGTTCCGTTATCGACCAACTTACCTCCAAACACTTTCAAGATTTTATCAATGACATCCTTGCCCTCAGTTCTCAGACTCTCGAGGTATAATCCCAACTGTTCGACATCTCCCTCATCATACTTGCCCGAGGCTTGTATCTGATTGAGTAGCACATTGAGGTTGTTTTCAAAATAAGCTTTTCTGATAACTCCCTCAGGTTGTCCGCAAATAACCCTCTCCTTGATTTCGACTTTCGTCTTTTTTGCTGGCATATTTTTAAATTAAAAAGGAATATTCTCGATGCTGATTTCCTCATCAGCGTTCTGCTGAGGCTGGCTATAATTTCCAGCATACTCAGGTTGGACACCCTGATCGTTATTCTGAGGTGTTAAGAACTCGAAATCACTGACAACGACATCAGTCTGGTATCGCTTGACTCCGTCCTTGCCGGTATAATCACGAGTGTTGAGCTCCCCGATGATACCAACCTTTGACCCTTTTCTCAGATACTTAGCAAAGGTGTCCGCAGGTGCTCCCCAAATGACAAGGTTGTGAAACTGCACGACCTGTTGCATCTGACCAGCCTGGTCTTTGTATTTTTTATTAGTAGCCAATGAGCAGGTGGCGACATTCTTTCCACCGCTAGTTTGTCGCATTTCGACATCCTTAGTAAGGTTGCCGATAAGTATAACTTTGTTCATTTTTTTAGTGTTAGTTTTTAAAATCTTATTATTTTACTATTCTTTATTGAATTACATTTTGAACACAATGGCTGTATGTTTTCTATTAAATCAGAGCCACCCTTGCTTAGCGGTATTATATGGTCTTCTGTTAAATATTTACTCCTCTGATTAAAAGGTTCTGATAAACCACAGCAAGGGCAGGTATTATTATACTGTTTTTTTAGCAACTCCCATTCTCCAAAAGTGTGACTTCCTAATTCTTTGATAGTAGCACTTTTTAGTCTATTTCTTTTATTTTTAATCCAACTAAGATAACTATCATCTTTACTAACACCACCTTTCCATTGCCAGTTATTATCTCCCCTCATTTTTTCTATACTTTCATCTGTATGCTTAAAACCTTTGTGTTTTTTAGACATTTTGTTTTTTGTTTTCTCAGAGTGTTTTTTTCCTCTCATTCCCCCAACCTTTCCAATGTGCGACAGTCTAATTTTTTCAATAGTCTCAGCGGACAGTTTCTGACCTTTTTTTATCCAGCCCTTGTTCATAATTGATTGATTAAAATAAATTAGTTTGTGCGGATTTTTCCTCTTGATAGTCAGGTCTTTTTTTATAACTGACCTCATCAATTTCGCTCACTAGGTAGCGACCGACCTCTGCCTTGTGAGTTTTCCAAGCAACGCAATATTTTATCTTTTAGAGTAGTCATATTATTTAACAATCTCCTCCACTTCCTTTTGCACGCTGGCGAGGTAGTGACAAGATAAAAATGCCTTATTGAGTTTGTCGTTGATCGTGAAACTCTTTGCCTGAAATTCAGCAGTCTCCTTTCCAAACCTGACAATCCAACATCTCTCAAACTTCTTGCTGGTTTCCTCCTCGTGGGCGATGCCATAACCGGACACCTGCAAAATCATATCCCAGTAAATACCATTGCCTGTCTTGAAATCAATCAAGCAATATTCTCCATTGACCTCAGCGATACAATCGAGAGTCCCGACAAAATTGTATTTTTTAGAATATACCAAGACCTCGCTAGCAATAAACTTGACTTTGTTGTCTCTCTCCCAATCTCTAAACGCTAGGTAGCCATTAGTAATTGGCTTATCCTCCCCTGGTTCATCAGGGATGACCGGTGGCTTTTTAGTAATACCCAGTTTGTAATTGATATACTGACTGGCTAGATCGTGAATAGTCGTTCCCTTGTTTGCCGAGGCATCCCGTTTTTCTCTCCAAGTAGACTTTGCTGACTCGATGTCATCGATGAGCAGTTTCCCTTTAGCAGTAGCGACCTCGACCAATCTCTCAGCCATAACCTTGCAAGCCCAAGGCACGAGAGCAGGCTTGTCCAAGATGCCAGTCGCCTTTGTGACAGATTTCAGCCACTCGCCATTGTCACGCCTGATGTAGATGTGACCAAAGCGACCGTGTTTTTCATAAAAATCAATAACGATTGACCCGTTGTATTTTTCAAAGGTGCGAGTCGCCACCGGACTAAGCTTTGCCATAAAATTATTTGTTAGCGATTACTGGTGAATTAACATAGTCTAGCAGTAACTTTTGAGCCTGCTCCTGACTGACCTTGAAACTCCTGATGTTCGACCCGACAGCAAGGTTGTAGATGTCAATCATTTTTCCCAAATCCTCGCTAGACATAACTCCATTTTTAATAGTAATACCAGCCTCATTCGCAAGCATAGTGATTAGCTTTCCTAGATAATTGACCTGAGCAGGTGCTTGTATTTGTCTCTGAACGGGCTGAGCTAACTCCTTAACTTTACCGTCATTGACAAATAATTTAATCATCTCAATCGCAACTTTCTCAGGTATCAATTTTCTTTTTGCATTTCGTTCTGCTTTACTGACAGCTTTTTCCATTGCAAAGGTGTTGTCATACGCTCCATTTTTTTTACTCATCTTTTGGTAAGGTTCGAACTTTGCACCGATAGCAGTTTCACCGGACAGCATATTCTCAGCAATCAAGATGACACCAACTCCCTTTTGTCCGTTCTCCTCGACATTCCTCTCAATCTTGATGCTATCAGGCACGATGCGAATTTTGATGCCTGAATTTTTTTTCTTGGTTAACTGGCGACTCATCTCATTGACACCTGCAACAGTTAAACCAGTAATTTTTTTATGATCGCATTTTTCTTTGCAATGATATTCGCAAAACGAGTAAACATAATGCTCCATTGCTTTTCCCATTAACTCTCCCTCAATTGCCTCATCATCAGCAAACTCAGATGCGACAACAAACTCCTGTGTCGGGTTAGTTGGGTTATGGACAATTAAATCCCCCTTGACTACGACCGACTTTTTTTTGATGACCTTAGTCTTGGTCTTGGTAATTTTTTTTGTTGCTTTTTTTGCAACCTTTTTTTTCGCCATAAAATTGACTTAGTGAATTATGTTAAAATTATACACCGCTTTGTAAACCTTGAAAAGTGACTCCTAACTTCTCAAAGTAGCATTTTCGACAATCACGATATTGCGAGCGATGTTTGATTTTCCGTGCTTAATTATAACGATGCGACCCTTGTCGACTAATGACTGGACAAACTTTTGAGCACCTTGAGGGGTAAATTCAAACTTGTTCGCAATCTCCTGTCTTGTGGGCGAGTATCCGTTATCCACAATGTATCCGAGAATGTAGGCAAAAACTTCCTGCTCTCTTTCGGTTAGTGGTAGATGATTTTTTTTGTTCATATTTTCTGTTTAGTTTTAATGCTTATATTGTATACCATTTTATCAACCTTGGCAAGCATTACTCCAATGCTTTGCGAAGTTCGTCATCATTCTCAATCTCGACATAAAAGTCGTTAATTTCGGCAATGAGTTCCGAGCTAGTATACCACTCGACCAGCTTATCCTCAGTCACTCTGTCTAATGCGACAAGCAACTGAATAGCGGTCTTGAGCCATTGACGATCGGATTTCATCAACATACTTCCCTCAGGTAATGGGTGTTGACTTTCCTGACAACGAATTTCAACCTCTCCTGCGATGAGTTTCAATTGTTCCCTCCCGTCATTGATTAGTTTGGTAACGACATCAGCCTCTCGAAGTAAAGTGTTGTTATCCATTTTTTTTAAGTCCTCAATTTTTGCAAATTCCATAAGTTTTAATTAAATTTGTAAATTATTTATCGAACCCATAGCCCTCCATTTTTTTATATAGGTCTTCTCTGTCAAAATTATCAAACAACTCAAGTAATTTCTTTTGACTGATAAAAAAACCGCACCTACCGCACTGCTTACCTCGCTTAGCAGTTACGAGTTCACTATCGCATTTTGGACAATGATTTTTATTAAGATTTTTCCATTTCATAAATTAAATTTTTCTAATGCCCCGGACTATTTTCATAATCTCGTTTGAGGGCCTTGAGTTATTTATAATAAAAACCTCAATATCTTTTTTTACTTTTTCCCGACCGACATCGTGAGCCTTTTCAAGCTCAAAATGTTTCTTAATGCAATCGAGGTGAAAGCGACCACCACAACCAACGCAACGGTAAGCATCAGCGATATTAACAGGTTGTCCACAGCCACCCTTAAACTTTAAAGCTATGTTTCCGTTAGGATTAGCATCACCACATTTTACTGTATCCATAAAATAAAATTATATTTTAAATTTGTTAAGTTTTTTTAATAACCAATTTGCTATTTCCTCGAGATGCAATGATTTAAAAATCTCGTCCCTTAAACTTTCCATAGCTACCTGCGCGTCCTGATATTTAGCAGTAATGATTGTTATGTCATCTATATCTAAGTAGTCTTTGATTATTTTTTTTATCAAAGCATCTTTTTCTATTTGACTTAATTTTTTATGACTTTCTGGTAAATCCATAGTCACCTCCATAAACCCTCTCCCCTTTGCATAAAATTCTACTTTAACCCGCATAAATTTAGATTTTAAATTTGTTAACATTACTGACCCAGTTTTCGCAATGAGTCTTTCCATTGCCAGCGGGCTTATTCGCGAACTTTCCGCCAATCCACTTTTGGCAAATCTTTTCAGGGGTATCACGCCCCTCGTCAAGATAATAATTTCGCAGGGCTTTTGCGACTGTGCGAGCGCCAGACTCCTCGTCAATAAAGCATCGCAGATAACTGCCGTCAGCACGCCGTGCCATATTACCGCCTTTTAATCCCCACCAGTTGTGGCAGTTGTCACGATCGTAATCGACAGCAAAGTGCTTTCCAAGTCCACTCTCAGCATTAGCAATGCCGATAATTAACCACTCCGGCACATTAAACTCAATGCTTGCATTCCGGATAGCTAACTCCATTCCGGACAATTCCTCACTGACTACCTCCTCAATTTTTTCCTCAAGTGTTTTGACCACCGGCACGATGACTAAGTTTTTATCTACTTTGTCCAACTCCTGCATCAGACTCATCGCTGAGCAGTTAACTACTAGACCAGCGATGCAAAGGGCGATGACAATCACAGCCCATTGTCTTTTTAAAATTTCCCTCTTTTGTTTTAATCTTTTTGCATTAAACATATTTTTGTTTTTATTTTTATTTTTTAATCTTCGTCACCACTTTCAAAATTCTCAGGGTGGTATCTTTTTTCAATCTCCTCGTCATAATTGATGTCGTCCATAATTTTTAAATTAGTGAGTTGTCGCAGACAACGACATTCCCGTAAATTAAATCCTCATAAATTATCATTGTTGTAGCCTTGAGGTTAGGCATACACTTTCCGTCAATTTTTCCATTCTCATTGACTACCATTACTTGACCCGATTTTGTCCCGACCATTTCGATGTAGCCCCCGACATAACCCTGCAATTCTCTAAGCCCAAACTTTTTCCCATTCAACGGGTTAATCTCTTTAATTTCCCCGGACTCATAAACGATGATTGATTTCATAAGTTTATCTTAAAAATTTTGACACATTAAATTTGTAAAACTTTTTCCCGTGCTTTTTGGCAACTTCTTTGCCGACACTCTCGACCATTTCCCTATACTCTTTTATCTCCGGACTATTTACTGCATCGTCATAGGTCATCGCTCCCACTTGGAGCAGGGCTTTGACCCGATAAGCCCTGTTTAATATTTGCTTTGATTTGATGTCCATATTTTTAAGCCCTGTTAATTGACTTAATTGCTTGAGTGACATTGTCCCAAAATACACCGGCAGAATAATCGCTCATCGAGTCATCCAAATCTTTCAAACCTCTTGTCCTGAAACAGACTGCCAAATCACTATCCCCATTTTTAAAAAATGATAACTCTCTCCCATTTTTAATAATTCTATAATGTCCGTAAACTTCCTCAACTTTTTCCCCTGTCATTTTTTCAATCTTTTTGATAGCATTTTGTATTGTCATATTTATTTGCTTACTTGATTATGAGCTTATTGTATACCATTTTATCAACCTTGTAAAGTATAGACAAAACCCAATAAACAAGGGTGTTCGCAGGTTATCTCAATTTTATCTATCAACTAAGCAATAGTTTATCCACAATACAAAAACACACCCTTGCGAGTGTGTTCTTGCTTTTATGGCAAGCTCAGTCAGGTGGAGTCAACCCAAAAGAGCCCGGTATATAATATCCCTTGCGGGTTATTACTTAGTTAGTGACAGCTCACCGTCAATCCAGACATTCCAATCGATCGTCCCGTCAGTTTTTCTTGGCACTACAATTCCGAAATTCAAGCAATAACTTTCCAATGCCTCCGGAGATAAAGCTGGCAACCAAATTCCAACTGCCGGACTGTTTTTGTCTTTGATGATTTTACAATTTGATTTTGTCATATTGTTCCAATTGTTATTTTTATCAATCAAGGTCCAAGGTGTAAACACAGATTGAGCCTCGAAGTAATTAGCTTTTAATTTTTGCCAACCCTTAACTCCAACAGTTCCCCAAGAGTTAATGTGGCCAGCAAAGTTCTGTCCGTCTTTATCAATCCCAGCTTTACCGCCAAACAAGGCGTGCGACCAACCGACTTTTTTAGGAGGCTGTGGGTATTCACTTGACCAAGTTCCATTATTCTCTCCGTCAACAGCGAAGTAAGTGCCAAATCCCATAAGCATCTGCCAAGCAACTTTGTCCATAGTAGCACCACCGACAGCGACCTGATACTCTTTTGACTGCAGAGCAATCCGGATTGCCCTGATAGCATCTGTCTCCTCTGGCTTGACTAGGTATTCAGTTTCACTGTAAGGATTTTTGACAGTTCCATAACTCATCTTGACCTCGTGGTAACAAGGCACCAAATCCTCAGTAGCGATGCCACGATCGCAGGCGAGTTTTAAAGCATCCCTGAGATAAGCCCCCCGGTCTTTACCGAGCGAGATGTAGGCGTAAATGTCCCGGGCTGAGATTTCAACCCATTTCCCAGTCTCAATCATATTTAAGACTGACAAATAGTAGCTCAATGCTTGCCCAGTGCAAGAACTGCTTGCCCCTTGGTTCTTAATAGGCACAGAAAAGGGCTGTATGCCCCTCTGCTGACATTCTTTGACTATTTCCCGATAACGAACCACCCCCCAGCCCTCACGGCCTCCTAGACCCCAAAATTTAGCCTCTGATGAGCATTGAGCCCGATAGCCGAGCAATAACTCAATATCAAACCCCAACTCATAATCAAACGGGGCGACCGATGCGAAAGCAACATCTCTCGGGTCATCGACCTGAGGCACAAGCCCAGTCCCGAATTTGTTATCGACTAACTCCATATAGTTTATTTTAGTTTTTTAAAATGGTCAGCAATATTAGCACCCCAAACAAGACCGGAGATAGTGACAAAAACAGTTCCGAGCGCCATATCGGCACTTTGCCCAGCAACTACTCTCATAATCGTTGAAAAGATAAACAACAAAGATGACACGATAGTGACAAACCACTTCATAGCCTGTTTAGTTTCCGACATAAAAAATTTACGAAATTATATTGACAAATTTATCCAGCCAGCGAAACCGGACTTGTAATATTCCTCCGACCATAATGCCAGCAAGGAATGCGACCATTGTTTGAGCAATCGTGTTAATCATCTCCATATTAAAAATAGGTTAAATCTATAAAACTGCAAGCGATGAAACCAACGCAAAAACTCACTATTGCGAGGATTGTTCCTTGTAGAACTCTTTTGATTATTCTACTTGCCCGCATAAGGTTTGTTTCTTAAAAATTTATAAGTCTTTTTTGCGTGACAGTTTGGACATAGTGTTTGTAAATTTTCTAACTTGTCACTACCACCATTATATTTTTCTTTTATGTGGTCAACTTGCATTATATCCCTGTCACTAAAACCACACTTTTGGCAAATATATTTATCTCTTTTTAATGCAATTTTTTTTGTAAAACTCAATCCTCCATTTTTCCAAAATATATTTTTGTTACCTGGTTTTGAATAATTTTCTTTGTAATACTTCTTAAAACAACCCCTCCCACAAAAACCTTTTGGTGTTTTTCTTTTTAACTCATACGGAGATGCCCAAACATCTACATTACAATTCTTGCACTTTACAAACTCTCCCCTCCGCTTTGAGTCCCTTATTCTGTCCTTGTGTTGTTGTGTCATTTTATACATAGATATTATTTTCCAGCGTATTCTTTGTTAGAGTCTCCCTTGTAAGCAAAAAAGAAACCAGCGACCAGTAAGATGACCTCTTTGAAAGGTATCTCACTTAAAATCATCTGCCCTCTTAAAACAGCGACAATTGTAGCCACAGCATAGACCCCTGACAATGTAACAATCATCATCAATAGAACGATTTTTGTGACTGACTTCAATATCTCTGACATATAGATATTAGTTAGATTATTAAGTTATATTATTATATAGACATAAATGTCCCGACCCTATCCATAAAAATGTCCATAGTATGGACATATATGTCCATAGGTCAGTAATGTTATTCACAGGTAATCCACAGGTGAATTGTCAACCGATTGTCAACCTATCCGAGGTAATAAGCCTTGACAGTTAGTACATCAATTTTGCCTCCCTCTGGGTCATAAGTACAGGTAATTGTAGAGCCACTCAATGAAAAAGTGACACCACATTGCACCGCAAGCCCGTCAATACCGTCTGTCGCAATTCGTCCGTCTGTTTTTATCCCAACAATGAGCATAACTTCACCGGCCAACTTTACAAGGCCCGATGAGTTTAATTTCCCGATGACTGTTATTATAATCGTTGTCGTTCCGGCCGGGACTGTTAAATTGCCCGATGTTATTTCTTGCGTTGATATTAAACTAAGCCCCGGGACAATCGAGCTCGGCAATTTTCCGCCCGACCCCATTCGTGCCAAAAAATATTCTGCCCCGTCACTCGATACCTCTGTCGCACCAGATCCAAGATCATAATATTTTGTCGCACCCGACCCGGAAATATCCGCCCCACTTGCCGGGGTCGTTAATTTTAAAATAGAGTGACCACGGCCGGAGGTTGCCCCCGATATAACATATTTGTTTGTGCTATACGCAACGGTTTCCAAGGCACTTGTGGCCAACCTGATTGCGGTTTGCAACGCTGTCGCAATCGTGGCGGTCGTGTGTGCCTCATAAGACGCACCAAAAACTTTAAAACACCAATCTTTGCTATCTGCCACGCCATTTTTTGAGCTTGTGCCACCGGCGTATCCGCCAAGTTGTGAATATTGCACCGCCCACTCTGGCGTCCCGCCCGTATAAGTTAAAGTGATATTAAATAAATCATTTTGTGCTACCGCACGAGGGCTTGTTAATGTGCAAGTATACAACCCGCTTGCTGTCCCGTTAGGAATTACAAAAGATTGCACAATCGTGCCGGCCCCGGGCGTGTTTCCCGTCCTTAAAGTTGCGGTTAATATTCCGCTTGGTGATCCGTTTTTTGTTATGGTAATTCTAAAATCTGTCAACAAATTCATTCCGGCCGGGATTGTAAAAGTTTGTGACCACCAAGCTGACGGGCCTATCCAGTCGCCACCGTCATTTGTATTTTGTGCTATTTTTTCAGACGAGGCACCGGCCTTGATTAAATCAACTGCAATGTCGCCATAAGCAACACCGTCAATGTTCAATCCGACTTTTCCATTATTAGCACCTTGCCCAAGCGTATCAAAAACACCAGTTGCACTCGGTGATGTTCCGCCGATTAATTGTGCCACCGCTTGACCGGCAAATGTGTCCGGGTCAATACTGCTCGCATTTTCTGCGGGCCATTTATCTCCCGGATTAAATTTGTAATTTGTTAATGGCATATTATTTGCTTAATCTTTCCGCTCTAATATCTCGAAACTGCTTTTTGTTTTTAGTATTATCTCTAAGGAAATGAGCAGGGGTGTTTTTTTCGTCAAAGGTTTCTTTATGATCGTTAATCTCAGCACTTAGAATTTTATAATCAAAACCCAATCGACTGACAATCTGATAAGCATCGATGTTATTTTCGACCTTGACCTTGACAGTTAAAATGTTTTCTTGTTTGATTTTTTCTTTTGCGATTTTCATATTTTGATTATAGCATTTTTTAGCTCCTAAGACTAGACACTCGCAAAAGTATATTTACAAGAGATTACGAGAGCGGTGTTAGTATCCTTGACCCAATTCAAACCCGAGATGTGCGACCACAACAATCCAGTATCAGCAGTCCCAGTCCCGTCAATACAATTTCCGAACTCAGTGAAAGTCCCGGACACTTCGCTCTCAGTAAAAAAAGCAGTCAGGTAGGCGATATTTTCATCAGCAGATGCCGATGCCATATCATTGCGATAAGCCTCAGTTATCAACTCGGTATCCCCAACATCAACAGCACCGACACCAGTGCCGAGCAAAGCTTTGTTGATTTCCCCTGTGTAGGTGGTATCTCCAGTCAATCGAGTAGTGACACCACTAAACCCAGCATTGCAAATAATATTTTTATGCTCATCCTCTCCGATTTTATTACCTAACCGGTAAAGACTTTGAAATCTCTTGAAAAATTGTTCTTTGACTTTCCCGTGAAGTTTTGGCAAAATTCTGTTTTTGGCTTTTTCAAGCACAAGGTTAAACATCCTTTGAGAGTTCGACAATCCGGATTGGTCAAAAAACTCCGCTTTGATTTCGCCCAAGACAAGGGCATTCGAATTTAAGTTCATATTTTTAAATTATTAAATTAACCAAGAGTGCTCCTGTCGAGCATAAACTCTCGCTTTGGGTCAGTGTGACCTGTCGGGATGTAAGGCGTTAAAACAAAATCAGGCTTAACACCAGCACCGAACGGGTCTTTGACTAAATCCTCATCGACTTCGACATCTAACTCGTCATTAGTAATAGCCTCTATTGGTCCGACTTGTTCGACAACCTCGATGACCTTAGTATCAAGGTAATATTTTTCCAAAACATCATCCTCATTGTAATCAACTTTTTTATTATCACTCAATAATAAATCTTGTAAAAACTTGATGATGCCCATAGTCTTGAGGGTTGCAAGTTCGACCGACCACTCCCCTTTGGTTCGACTAACCATTGAAAGTGTAACCCTCTGAATAACAAAAGAGTCATCAACGCCAAGGTCAGTCAAAGCGATACTGATGACCTGACCACTCACAAGACCGCCTGTGTAAGTCCTGAACGACCCCTCTCGAATAGATTGAGCATAAGCCTCAAGTTGTGCCTCTCCGTATTGCTTAGCCTCCTCCGAGCTTTTAATGGTCTTGTCGGTCTTTGCAAATTCAAATCTGCCATATTGAGTGATGCTGTCTAAATCCTCAACCTGAGCAATGATAGGTATCAATGGGTAGCCTCTCAAAATGATAGCAGAAGTATCAGCAGGTGCATTCTCAAACCGGATGTATTTTTGATTAAAATCCCAATAGCAATCAAAGCCAGCAGTGTCTAAGTTTTCAATCCCAACATCCTGACCGACACCACCGACCAAGACCGTGGGTAAGTTAGCGAATTTATAATCAGTGTTAAAAGTCTTTTGAACTCCGTCTCCGATATGATTTTTATCTCGAGTATTCGAGGCAATTTTTTCTCCTCCTCTGATGATGACCACATTCCTCATCTGACTTAAATCATTTTGCAATTCGATACTGTCGCCCATAACATCATCACTCCCGTCAACGATTGAAAAAGGTGCGACCTCAGTGTTCTTGGCAAAGAAGTGAATGTCTTTGTCGTAATCAATATACCAGCTAAAATTGACCAACTTGGCGAGTTCTGAAATACACTTCGAGATCGTCATTTTATTAAATACGATTTTAGTGACTGGGACAGTGCAAACGACATTGGCATAAGTGATGCCAGACCCTGCCAAATAATTGTCGACAATATACTCAATGATAGCCCCAACAGTAGTGCTACTGAAACTATCTGTCACAAGTATTCTGTCTAATTCAGCAGTGTAATCCTTGCAGGTTATTTGAAAATTACTGACATCAGCATTGATTGAATTTTTAATCGTTAAAATCCTACCACCAAAAATCTTAGTCGCCCCGTCATAAACTTCGACCTCATCATTGACATTTGGTGCATAGGTCTGACTGGCGTGTTTCTCAATTTTAAAATCACAGACATTCGGTTGCTCATCAATATTGTCCTCAATAGAAAAAGACGGCCAGTCAATGACAGCAGACTTGTCCACTCCTCCAATTTCAACGACAATGTTCATAAGTTATTGCTTAACTTTAGCCTCTTTATAATCATATCGCCAATTTTTTCTCCAGCACGATTGTCGAGTAAAGTGTTTCCCGAGATGTTGATCGTGATTGATGTGCCACCACCTCCGAGCTTGTGGTTTGGCGTAATTGTGCCACCTCTGTCAGAGCTAAACAATTCCGGACCATTCTCTCCGACCATATAAGTCCGACCGGGTTGAGCAAATCCACCAGTAGCAAGACCGGTAATCTTAGCACCTGCATTGATTGTATTTGTGATACCGCCTCCAATAGATGCACCGATTTTTTTAGCGAGGTCTAACATCTTGTTATACTTCTCGACTAACCAATCAACAGCACTCCCAACCCAACTCTTGAGGTCATCAATAACTTTCATCACACTATCAGCGACCGAGCCGGTAATAGTTGATAGCCCATTAAATATACTATGCCAGACTGAGCTGATAGCATTTAATGCAGTTGAGATTTGTGGCTCAATGATAGCAAATAATTCAGTGACCTTTGACATCACTGATGCAAAGATACCGGATACCTTGCTAAACATTGCACCGAAAGTATTATCCCAAACGAATTGCAAAATCTTGAGGGCAATGTTGAATGTTGCGACAATTCCATCCCAAAATAATTTTGTAGCCTCAGCAATCCCAGTCCAAATCAAAACAAAGAAGTCTTTGACTCCAATTAAAAAGGTTTGCAGGTCAGTTCCGAATGCCCTGAATATTAAATCCAAGACACCGACCAATAAATTGATAGCAGTTTTTACACCCTCGACAATACCATTCCAAATCCCGACAACAAAATCTTTTATGCCAGTCCAAAACGATGTCCAAGATGTTTTTATTTTTTCAAATGTAGCGACAAAATATGCCTGTATATCTCCCCAGATTTTAATAGCGAACTCCTTGATAGTTTCCCAGTTTTTAATAACGAGATAACCAACAGCAACGAGAGCGACAATTCCAGCAATGACAGCAAGCACCGGCAATGATATGCCAGCAATGATTGGTATCAGTGCGGTTATAGCGGTTGATAAAAACCCGACCACTTTCACGATCGTAGTGATGACAGTGATAAATCCTGACAAGACCAAAGCCAATGGTCCGATGACAGCGAGGAATGCCCCAGCAAAGACTATAATTTTTTTAGTAGCAGGGTCTAACTCTTGAAACTTTCTAATCCACTCAGACATCAACTCAGCGAACTTAACAGCATAAGGCAAAAGTTGTTGACCGAGTTCTGCTTTCAAGTTTGTAAGTTTGGCAGTCATCTGAGCGACTTTTTCCTGACTGGTAATAGTGACCTCGCCCATTGCTTGCAGTTCAGCCTTTCCCTGATTGACTACCGAATTAACAAGGGCTTGTTTGAGTTCTTGAGCGCTTAACTGGTCAACAGTTTTCCCGACTGACTTCGCATAAGCCTCATTAACTTCTCCGACCTTGATCGTGATGCCCAAGTTGTCCAAAATCATCGCAGAGCCACGACCAAGACCAGTGACTAAGTCACCAAACGCCTGAGTCATAGATAATCCCATAGTCTGACCCTTGACTCGAGCGATTTCCATAATAGTCGCCATTTCCTCGGTATTCTTAACAACTCCCAAAGACATCGCCTTGTTAGCCGCCAAAAGCAAGTCACTGTCAGCAATAGTCCCCTTGCTGACATTTTTCATCACTGAAAGCAATGTCTCAGAATTGATGCCCATTGTTTTTGTCATCCTCTCATAAGACCCTTGCAAGGTATCCAATTGAGCACCGGACTGCAAAGCAAAACCACCCAACGCAACGAGCGGGGCGGTAACACCGATTGACATCTTTTTCCCGAAAGACGACAAGGAGGCACTGATAGTGTCCATTGTCTTTCCAAAATTAAATGCTTGTTTTTCAGTGACTCCAAGATTTTTGTTGACACTGTCAAACGCTTGTTTGGTTTCATCCTTGCCGACAATCGACAAGGTCAGGCTTTTGTTTGCATCCATATCAATTGAATTTATTTTTGCGATTTCGCTTGTTCAATTCCTTGACCATTTCTTTTATAAAATCGTCAGTGTTGTCCTCTAATAGTTGCCTCTGAGTCCAACCTGTTTCAAGGCAAAGCAATACCTCTTGGCTTACTTTTTTTTTAAACTTTCAGAAAACGCCTCAACCTGTTCAATGATAAACAAAAGGTCATCGTGGTCAATCAGATTGATATTTTCCGCAGTGATTGGCAACACCTCTCCAGCATCATTGGTGAAGTTCCACTCCTTGATAAGTTTAGGCATCATCATAAGTAACTGAGTCGCTTTTTTTCCCTCCTGTAAATCGGTAGCAAGGTCAGTGTCCTTTGTCAGTAATGACGAATAAATAACCACCTTACTCTCAGGATAGCTTGGCAGTTCAATCTCTTTGATGTGTCTAAAATCTTTTAATACCGGCATAAAATTATATTTAGTTTTTAAAATAAAGCCCCACCCTTTCGAGCAGGGCTTTTAATTGTCTAGTAAGATGCTTTGGTGTTGGTCAAAATCGCCTCGATGCTCTTGCTGTCAGTCTGAGAGTAGAAACCCTTGAAAGATACTTCAACCCTTGCCATATCGTTATTGCTACCCTTAATCGGTGCATCGCTAAACTTTACCTTAGCAATATTGATGACCAGTTTTGGCTTTGAACTAGCACCGATCGTGACAGCATTATTCTCCATAACAATCTGCATCGCCTTAGTAGTGCCATTTAACGCATAATCTCGAGCATAGACATTCGCGAAATACATTTCCATTGTCCCCTCGATAGCAAGTTGCTTATTGAAAAAGTCGGAAGGTCCGTCAACACTCAAAACATCTTTATCCTCGATGTTCTTGATGATGTTTAACTCGATACTCTTGACATCAATCTCCGATGCCGCACCAAGACCGGAATAAGCATCAGCCAACTTGACTCCGATATGCTTAGCTAAGAAGTAATTTTCAACAACATAGCTCGGGGTAGCAGTCCCAGCAACTCCCTTTTTACCTCTCAATGCAACCTCATACATCACATACTCATTGGCCGATGCTGAGATTTTTAAACTCTCAACCACACAAAGAGCATAAGCCTTTTGTTCGTTTGCCCCTCTCTTGATTTCAAGAGTCAAAGACGGATGCTGAGATGATTGCAAGACCGAGGCAGTGTGGTCATAGACTCCACTGTCTCCGACTTTTTCCACTGATGCGATTTGACCAATAGCACCAAGCAAGAAAAATCCGAACGACTGGTCAAACACTTCTCCAGCGATAACACCTGCAGAAAAGTTTTTCGTGACGACTTGGTCATCACTATCCTCAATCACTCCCATTGACCTCTCGGTTGCGACTACTTCGACCTCGTCATTGTAGTCCTCAGATGTTGGCTTAAGCCACATACCCGGGACAACCTTAGTGCCTCGAGTCGTTTCTTTACCGACTCCCACATTAAATCTACGCTTTAAAATTTCACTCATATTTTTGTTGTTAGCTTAATAGTTGTTTAAGTTTCTTGTCAGCCTCCTCTTTCGATTTGGCTTTGATCGTGACACCTTGTTCCGGATAGCAGTGCTCAATTTCCTTTGTTTCAATTATAGCACTATTTCCGTTTTCTGTCACATCGTCCCCGGGCTTGATAGATTTGTTTTCAAAATTTTTGATAGCCATATTTGTTTGGTTAGTTTTTTAATACAAGGGGGAGGGTTAACTCCCCCTGATTTTATGTAGAACTTTTGAGCTCACCAGCGCAAATGTCACATATTGTCTCGATGACTTCGTGGGTATCCGGACAAACCCGAGTTTTGCATTTTTCGCATTTCCATTTTTTGCCTTTTTTCTGGTAGCATCCAATTATAGTGTGGCATTTCGCACATTCTCGCAAAGAGCCTTCTCCAACGATTATCATTTTACACCTCGATTATTTAAAAAGAACTAAGTCAATTGTTTTAATTTCCAGCAGTTTATCTGTAAATCAACTCCCCTCATCAATAGCTCCCTATCCTCCCAAATAAACGCAGATGCAAGGCTGACATCATCACAGACACCCCCAAGGGTATCGTCATCATCGAATAGGTTATCAATGATATCCACCAACCTGATTAGTAATTCCTCGCCAGCCTCGGTGCCTCGAGCCTGTTCATTGACTTCCTGTAATATCTGGACTTTGAATTTGTAAGTCTTTTTAACAGTTTTGACACTCTCCCGGTCTTTTTCATTCTCAGAGCCAAGGATGATAGCAACAGGGTATTTGACAAAATGACCCTTGTTGTATTTATAGACCTTGCCTGTTAAATCAGCGATGCCATTCAATTTGTTATAGATTGCATCTATTATTAAAGCCCTCATAATTTTTCAGTTATATTGTTTAAAATCCCGTCAAATATTTTATTGATCGCAGGCTCAACACCCTCGGCAGTTCTCTCGACAAAAGGGTTTGGCTTTTGCCCTCGAGTATATCGAGCAAAGACCATTTTGCCACCAGACTTCCAAGCCAAGACTTTGGCGCGGATTGGTCTGATTAAAGCTTTCCTCTCTCCAAATAAACCAGTCCCAAAATGGACAAAATACGCATAGCCCGACTTAGGTCTAATACTGACACTAATCGGCTTGTAGCTCATCTCAATCAAACGCCTAAGATTTCCGGACTTAATCGGTGCCTCTCGTTTTTCCCTCTCCAAGATAACAGCACCAGCATCTTTGACACCTCTCTCAAGTTGTCCGCTGACCACCGCAGGGGCTTTCATAAATGATGACCTGACTTGGTCAAGACCAGTAACCTTAATTGTGTAACCCATATCAATTATTTGGTTTGTAAACAAATGCCTCAATCCTTTCCAACTGTCTCAACTTAAACTTGCGAATAGTTTTGACAATGTAATCCTCTCCCTCGATCGTGATTTTGTCAGCCTCTTTCAAGTTCTCATTGATATCGCAAAAATATTTGAAACTCTTTGACGGGTCTCCGTCTGTAAGCATAACATCCTCAGCCTTGACCGGCATCAAAATGCCAAAGATTATGCCATTGTAGACATATTCCTCAGTGTAAGAATAGATGCTCAATCGATTGACAATTGTCTCCTGTTCAAAGTGTATCATATAGCGATGCTCTTATATTTACTAAGCATTTGTTTAATCTCATCATTGACCGAACCAGCAAAACTCACACTCGCCCCGTCAAGGCTCTCCATACTCTCTCCCTCTCCCTTTCGCTTATTGTAGAACGCACCTGCCAACTTCAAGCAAGCGAGTTTTAAATCTGCCGGGGCATTCGAGATCGTAAACCCTGCCTTGTAAGTCGCTTTGTAGTTATTGACTCCGGTCTGAATACTATCGACCGAACGGGCGAAATTTAATCCGATACGACCCTCATCAAGAAACAAAGCATAATTGTTTCTATCCTCCAATGTCCAAACTGGGACTGCCTCAGTTCCTGTATTATAATACAAAAGAAAATCCGAGATGTTGATGCGAGTTTTCAAGTAAAGGCTATCATCACAATCGATGTCATCAGCATTAAAATACTCAATGACATCAGCCCTCAATAAGACATTATTACAATGAGCCTCAGCGAACTTATTGACACCATTCACAATCTGCGAAATAGCATCGTCATAAGCAACGGAAGTCATACCAATAAATTGTTTAAATTCTTGAGTGTTTATCATATTGTTATTTTTTCTTTTTCTTGTTCGACTTTTTAGGCTCGGTCTTAGGTATGTCTAAAAACTTCACGCCCCAAGAGATACGAGGATCTGCAGTCAATTCCATTCCGTGCTTATAGCAAAGCATTTTGTATTCGTCCATAAATGCTTGAGCCTTTTTATTCTGAGCCTCTTGAATAATCTTTTGAGCCTCCTCGAGTTTAGTCTGCTCAGTTTTCTCCTCACTAATTTTCTTTTTTTCAACGACTTCCTTTTGGATTTTGTTGACACCTTTTTTAATGCTCATAAAAGTTTTGTTATTTAATTAAGCTAATATGTTAATTGTTTTTAAATCAGCAATCAGAATTCCCAATACATCAGCTAACTCATCAAGAGTTGTTGCGTTAGCATCGTAAGCCCTATCAACGGACACATTGGTCTGAGTATAAGTTCCAGCAGGTGCGACCGACACAAGATTATCAGAGCCATCTGTTGCAACTAATCGAGATGCTGTGAGGGTTGGTAAGTTAACAACCCCAGGTGCAAAGGTCATTACTGTTGCACCATTGGATACTGCGTGCCAAGTATTGTCTGCTGAGCGATAGAGTCCATTATCTGCATCGAGGTTGAATGTTAACGCAGGCGCTCCAGCTGAACCGTCTTTCAATCTCATTGTTCCATTAAGAGTCACTGAATTTTGAGAAATTGACATCGACAAAACTCCACCAGCAACTACTCTCACATTGTCTCCAGTAGATGAAAATCCTGTGTTAGTGTCGCCCCTGAAAGAAAATCCCGGAGATGTTGCGGTTCCGTCATCTGCATAGATTTTACCATTGACATCGAGCAAAGCGCCTGATGTCAAAGAACCTGTGCCGATAATAATACCACCAGCACCTTTCACTGTTATTCTTGCGGTGTTATTAGTTCCCAATACTAAATCATCTGAAGTAAATGTTCCGATACCCATACTTCTGGCAGTTCCACCAGAGCTAAAAATTAAGTCAGCATTTGCTCTCGCAAGTCCGAAAATAGCACTTTGAGTGTTTCCAACCCCAGGTTGAGAAAAAGCAAAATAATGACCAGTCGTGTCTTTGATAAGGAAACGAAAATCAGCAACAGTACCAGCATTAACATTAGACATCTGTAACCCTGAAACTGCGTTGACATTATCTTGCACCAACATCTTTGCTGTTCCATTAGCTCCAAGAGATAAAACAGAGCCACCACCAACATTTACAATGTGATTTGCTGGGTCAATTAAGAGTGTATTTGTATCAACTGTTAAACCATTTGTATCAATGTCAGTAGCCCAAAGTTTTGATAATCTGTCGGTGGTATTACCGACTGTCTGAGGGGTTGCTTGGCTTAAAGCCAAAAAACTGCTGGCAGTTCTCGCCACAGTATAATATTGATTTGTCACTCCCTCACTGATGTTGTCGGTATTTAAACTAACAACCCCTTGCTGTCCGTTAACTGATACGACAGAATTTGAGTTGATAGATTTTTGCCAAATACTACCATTGTAGACAGCCCAATCTCCGACTGCAAAAGAGATAGCACCTGAGCCAAGGTTTATAGTTCCTGCGACATTACAAAGATAAATATCTCCGTTGTCAGCTCCGACCATTCCGTCAGATAGAGCAGGGCTATTCGTAGTGGCATTCCAAGTTCCCTTAAACTCCATAACAGTCGCAGGCAATTGACTTGCCGGAATTTTACCACCAGAGTCTAGTGTTGACACTCCATTATTAGCACCTTTTTCACTAGATTGAATATAAGTCTTGAGGTCACTGATTTGACTCTCTGTGATCGTGATGCCGGTTGATTTGTCCCAAGCACTATAAATCGGGTCGGTTTCGCTCTGCAAAGCAGTAGCGATGAGCGAGTGGTTATAAGCTGATGTATGTCCTGACAATAATCCTGATGCGGTTCCGATCGTATCATAAAGACCTGCGTGGTCTCCCCAACTAAAAGCATCGTCCCAGTTTTCAATGTCCTGGGACAAGATGCCACCAGCCGGGCTACTGCTAGGCAAAAACCCAGCAACTCCCTGATTGAAAAATCCCAAAGTGATTGCTTGAGCATCCTCGGTAATCGCCCCTGTTAGTTTTAAAGAGTTGAGTGTCAGTTCATCATTCTCCTCATCATAAGAGCCGAACGAGCCAAAAAGCCCATTCTTGTTCCATTGAACTCCACCGGGTGAGCCTGCAGGGTCAGCAAGACTGAGGTCTCCCTCGAGGGTAACATTGATTTGGTTTTTTACAATTGTTGCTTTTATTTCGTTTGGCATATTTATTAACTTACTCTCTTTGTAATGTCCTGCACTACCTCAATTAAATTACTGAGAGTGCTGACAACTCCATTCCCGACAATTTGCAAATCGTATAAATAATCCTTTGGTGTCAAATTTGTATCCTCAGATGTCAATGCGATAGTTGTTTCTCCAGCAGTTGGATTTGAGTGGACTGTAATCTTTTTTGATATTTTTGCATTGGTATCGTAAATCTCATCGATCGCATCGACTTCCTTGACAGTGAAAAAAACCACCTTGTTTGTTAGATTGATTGCCACCCCGTCACTATCCTTGAATGTGACGATAATGTTTTCAGTATCTCCTCTAATTATTTTAAATTTATCACCTGAAATCATATAGTTAAAATTTATATTTGTCATAGTTGCTCGTTCCCATACCTTGATGCTTGACCTCCAAATCTGTCAGGTAGATGCACTGAAATCCGTCTCTCCTCCAAAAACCACCCCTGCAAATGTCTTTTTCAATTCCCTTTCCGTCATTCTCCTTAGCCATATCATCAAATGCCTCAATCGGCATAACAGCAAACATCCCTCCGATGTGAGTTGTAAATCTAACATTGAAATCTCCAACCTTGTTAACATCATTGACCTGAGCAGGCACATAATCAGGCAAAATGTTCAAATCACTTGGAGCAGTAACGCAATACTCTCCGCATTGCTCATAGAACGCCATAATCCTTGCTAGGATGCCCTCTGTGACGATTTCACAGTCATTGTCGAACTTGACAACAAAGTCAGGCTCAAACCCCTGCAGGCGGGCAAATTTGACCCCCTTGAGCCAAGCTGACACTATTCCCTCATTGCATTCGTTGGTAATAACATTATAGCACATTTCTCTCAACCAATCCACAGTCCCGTCAGTAGAGCCATTATCAACAATAATATGCTCAAAATCGTATCCGGCTTTTGCTCTTAATTCTCCAAGATATTTTTTAGTAACCTCGAGCCGATTATAGGTGATCGTGACAACAAGGATTTTTTTATTACTCATATTTTAAAATTACCCGACAATCTTTGATTATCGACATTGTTGGTTTTTTCCCTGTCCATTCCTCAATCAATGGCAAATCAATGTGGTGGTGCATAATATCATCCGGGCAGTGCCACATATAAGGCAGGCTGATGACAATCACTTTTGCAATCCTTGACCATTCCTCAAAGACCGCTTTTTGATGCGGATGTAAATGCTCAAGACACTGCAACGATACTAACAAATCAAACTCTTTGTCCTCGAAATGATAAGGCAAAATAGTCGCATCTCTTTGATAGGTTAATCCCTCATAATTCTTGACGATGTCCATAGTTTCGCTGTCTTTGAATATTGGCAGTTTATGCACTCCAATCTCTAAAACACGACCCTCAAAATCTCCAATCATGTCAATGACCTGTTTGAAATAACCCCAGCGATTTTGATAGTATTTATCTTTTGCAAGGACTTCATTGAAGTCAGCCTCAGTTATAAATTGCATATAGTTATTGCTTATAGATTTGTAAAAAATCAACTTTGTTCCACTTGATAACATCTCCCTCAGTCATCATCCTTTTGTATAGGTCCGGGTTTTCCAAAATCATATTTTTATCAAACTGCTCTTGCCTTTTTTTCTTAGCAACAATGTCCTCACTCCGGACATATCCAAAATGTTTCAAAATAAAATCAGTGTCTTTGCGATTTTGGTATCCATAAATAGGCGCTGACCCGCAGTGCAGGTTTCTATCAAAGAACTTTTGAGAATACTCCGGACAATACCTGAATAATCTGATATTTTTCTGCTTAGAAAAAGCCCCGTCAATTCTGACCTCCTCCTCGTTTCCGTAAAAATGAGCCAACGGAAAATCCCAAGCAATATCCCTGACCAGCAAATCAATCAATACACTTCGATTGACTTCCTCATCAAAGAACTCATCAGCATCGATTGGCACGATACCGAACGGGTTTTTACTGACAGCATAATCAATCGCTCGCTCCCTGAGCAGATTTTCAGCAACTCCAAACAATTTAAAATCGTGATACTTGATGCAAACCGGATAGTATTTTTTTAAAACTTCCAACTCCCTGACAGTAGCATCATTCGACTGGTCACAGACAACCACAATCTCGTCAATCAAATCTCTTTTAAATAAATCAATGATGACTCTCGACATATAGCGATTGTCCTCATTACCGACAATCATTGACCCGATAATTCTCCTGCTATTATGCCATTTGTGATCGTGGTAATTTTTTCCCAAGTAATAATTTTTACGCCAAAACTCTGATGCGATATTGATGCTGTCGCCTCCCTTGTGCTTAGCGAATGCCTGAGATATTTCAATGTTAAATCCTCTTTTTTTAACATTACGACAAAGGTCATTGTCCTCATACATAAAAAAGTAAGTCTCATCAAAGCCTCCGATATTTTCGAGCAGTTCCCTCCGGATACACATTACTGAGCCATTGATACCAAAGCCTGTTTGTGAGCATTCCACTCCGACCATTCCGACCTCAGCACTCTCAAAAGGCTTGACCAGTTCTTTGAAAAATCCGTCTTTGATTTCAACATCATCATTGAAAAATAGAACGAACTCGCCCAACCCCTCGTTTAATTTCGCCCCGTCATTGCAAGAACGAGCAAACCCACCGGTCTGCTCGTTAAAATCTCTAATCATTAAAGTTAAAGTAATATCGCCTTTTTTCTCAGCCTTGTTAAGTATCTCCCAAGACTTAACATTGGCTTTTGCTTTCGTGGGTATTACGACATCAATCAATCCCTTGGCGTAGGATTGACCTTTGATGTTTTGACCTTTCAATCCGTCCCGAACCACATCATTGTCGCAGACTTCCTCAAGTAATTGAGTCTTAACGACAATGCCAGCTTTTTTAAGTTTTTTATACTCAGATAATTCGACTGCACGAATATCCCCGGGGACATAAGTTTCAAGGCCCTTGATATACTTGACCAATATCTTAGGCATATTTTTTTAGTCATCAGACTCATCAGAGTCGTCATCTTTATCGCCTTTGTTAAACTTCTCAGCGATTTCGTGTTCGATGAGTTTACCGGCAAACTTTTTGTCAAAGCCAGCGACCTCGCCCTTGATATACGGGGTATATGATTTTAAAAACTTGACCAAGACAATGACCTTTTTGTCATCATCTTTTTTCATTCCGATACCACTGACCCCTTTGTTTGCATTTTTGTTGTTAGCCATAAAATTGACTTAGTTTGTTAAATTTAAACAGTTTGTAAAACTCGCCACCGGGGAATATGTGGCGAGTTCTGAAACTATTTAACGCCAGTCATCTTGCGACAAGCCGCAGGTAAGGTGTAAACACCGTCCACAGCCTCAGCAACGACCAACTCGACCTGCAACTTAGACAAGACCTTGTCGGTATCGACAAACATAGTCTCGCCATCCTTAATCCAGTAATACCACATATCACCGAAATAAATTTCAGTAGTGTTGGCAGAACTTCCAAGGTTAGCAGGGATGTCAGCACTTTCGATAACAGGGCGACCAAATACTTTTTGGTCTCTCAAATCGAAAATCGGCACATTGTTGTCATCATTGATCGTCCTCAAAGCGGTTAAACCGAGAGAGGATGAAATAAAGACAGCGTTTTCGCGATACTGTTCTGGTAACAAGTAATACAATTTGACCATATCACTATAAGCCAAAGCAGTGCTTGCTTGAGCAATCGATGCGATAGATGCTAAACGCAAACCAGTTGGCTTGCTAGAACCGTCACCAGCAATGAAAGCAGTTTCCTCAGTGTTACGCAAAGCACGAGCACAGAGTTCGCCAATATAATTGATGATGTTGTAGGCAGATGTATTCAGCAACTTGCGAGGGATTAACACTCGAGCCGCCAAATAATAATCGACCAAATCCTTTTTACCGATAGTTGGGTTGCTCTCGGTAATCGTATCATTTTCTCCAACCCAGTAAGCAGTAACACCAGTGCCCTCAGTTGGTAACTGGAAATTTCCACTCATAGAGAATACAAATGCCAATTTTCTCATCTTGGCAATCTTGTCCTTAGCGGTCAAGATAAAGTTTGCGAGTTCAGTCGGGACAGTATAACCAAAAGAGTCATTGGTCGAATTGACAGCCTTGCGCTCAAGGTTGCCATTACAGACTTCCTTGATAAACTGGGCAGACTTTTCGATGTCTTCCTCTTTGGTATTGACCTTGACTTCCTCTCTCAAACCGTCTTTGAGCTCGGACAAAATCTCGCTTTTTAGAGTAGGAATTACTTCCTTAACGCTATCAGACATAATCTGCTTTAGCTCCTCCATTGTGACCTCTTTAATGTCAGGCATAGATTTTTAGTTAGTTTTTCGTAATCCTGAGCAAGTATTGACTTGCTTTAAGATTTTGTTTTGCTACATCTCTAATGCGGAGAATTGTTTTCCGGGTTGTGACACCCTCTCCCTCACTAGTATCGACCTTTAGTTTGAGAGCCTTTTGCTCTCGTTTAATTTGAATAAACTTTTTGTAATTATCGCTCATATTGAAAACTTTTTCAACCTCCACTCCCTCATCGTTCTTGATCGTCAATATGACAGTTCCGGATTTTAAATCAGTCTTTACTTTTTCAACCTTGTATCCGGACAATTCAAGGTTTTCCTTTTGTGTTTTTTCAATTCTCTCAAGGACACTCTTGCTATTCAATCCGAGATAGACATTATCATTCGGTTGAGTGATGGCCTCGTAATCATCTCCGATGCCTTTCAACAAATCAGAAACCTCAGCGATATGAGTTGAAAAATCAGCCGAGTTGGTAGTCGCCCTCAAATAGACATCATAAAACTTATACATAACATCGTCCATTTTGCTGAGCATTTTCCACTTTTTCATCTGGTCATCTCTGTCGACATTCAACTCATCCTCAATGATACCTTTTTCATCGACATCCTCATCAGACTTAACGCTAATGACTTCTGTTTCCGGGTTCATACCAGCCAAGACCGGAGACCATTCGTAGAGTTTCGCTTTTTTAATCACACGAACTCCGTCATCTCGCCACTCATCATCCTGAACTCTGAAACCGATTGAGAACTCATCAATCGTCCCGAACTTAACATCACTGTAAGCCTCCTTGCCTCTCTGAGTATCGAGGTTGAATTGACCCTTAATGTAAAGCCCCTTGCTGTCCTCACGAGCCTCAAGGGTTTTGGCGATTGGTAAATCCCAATTATGTGACCACACTCCCTTTGGAAACTTCTTGGCAAGACTCTCAGCAAACGCACCTTGCAAGATAATATCGCCACCCAAGTCAACATTATTAAAAATGGAAACATAAGCCTCGACAATTCCTTGCTCTCCGTCTGCCTTACTCTCAACTATTTTGAAAGCAACCGGGACATTTAATTTAATGTCAAATTTTGCCTCTTGTTTTTTACTCATATTGGTAGGAATAATCTTAAAATTATTTTGTTATGTTATTATAGCACAAAAAAACATTTATGGTAATAGCCAAAACTACCTCTTGCATTTTTTCTTTTTCTTTGGCTTTTCGCCCCGCTTTTTTTTAATTTCAGCAATTGATCGTGACATAAATTTATCTGTTTGATATAGGCGTAAAGTCGCACTTACAATTTGGATGCACAGGTATCTCTCCCCTGACACTACTGATTGACCATTTACTCCTTGACTTCTCATCACATAACGCACAAGAGCCGGGAGCTAGTAACCACTTAACCTCGTTAAATCCATAATAGTCATAAGTCTGTCGATGAGCCTCAGTGACACCACGAGCAACCTCAGTTCGAGCAATCATCTCAGCCCTATTCTTTGATGCGAAAGTAAACACCTCCTCAACCCTCTTTGATAAGTCTCCGACACTCTCTCCAGCCTCCACGCCCTCCCTCAAAGCATCATTGAAAGCATTGATAGTAGTATCACTGATTTGTTGTCCAATGTTCTGACTGACATCATCCAGCCACTCCCTGAGAAAATCCAAGTCAGCAATCACTGGCTCTCCGACTAATTCACTAGCCTGCCGGACTCCTCTCATAACAGTCTCATACATCAACGGGTTGATGACCTCGATCGTGGCTGTTAACTCGTAAGCGACATCGATGTCATACTCCTCAGCGACACCCTTTTTGCTTTTCTCAACCGCCTCGATAAATCTATCTTTTTGTTTTGTAAAGAATTTTTTAAACTCATCAATCCAAAGTTTCTCAAGCACTTCCTCCTCGGTCATTCTCGCTTTGTAGAATAAATCGACCTGCTCCTCACTCAATTGGAGTTTTTTTTTTCTTGTTTTTTTTCTACAATGCGAAAAGCCTTGATCGTAACATCATCAAGTTTTTTCAACGCAATATTAGTAACAGACTTGACCAAAGCATTGTTTTTGTAGTTCCTGCTGAGTATTCGCTTTTTGTAGTAATTTTCTTTTTTCAAAGATAGGCGACTCTGAATAGCCCGGGCACTTCCAATCTTGAGGATAGTATCCTCAGACTTTTGACTCTTACCTCCGACCATAGGCATCGATGACAAAGGCAAATAAATATAATCGCCACCGGACAAAGGCTCAAGACCCTTGCTGTCTCTGACCTCGTTGATAGTTTTCCACCTGTTGACCGATGACTCGTCTGCTCTGATAACCAACTCCTCGTCCTCTTTAGCCATAGGCTCGAAGTCCAACCACATCAACTCTCCTCCGTCAAACTTAGGCAATAAAAATTCGTTTAATTGTTCAAAAATCTCTGTAGCCATAGGCTCGAGAGTCCACTTAGCGAATTGATATTCTCCAGTTCTAGCAGATGCGAGGTTTACATCATCAAAAGTCAAAAGAGATTTTGGCACTCCGAAAATACCAGCAACCTCATCTCGATTGAATTTTCTGCCCTCGATAAATTCCATATCACGAGGAGGGATGATGTTTGGTTTAAACTTCATACCACCCTGCAAGATTTGTAGTTTGTAGGCATTATCAAAGCCGGCATACTTTGCACGGGCTTTTTTCTCCAGCCTCTTGATTTCGTCCTTGCTTATAGTTTCCTCAGTTTCAAGATAACCGCCCGGGACAGCACCATTGATAAGCAGGTTGTTATTAGTCTGAACGATATAGTCATCATTCTCAGCAGTCATCCTGACAGCCTCGATGATACCGATGCCCTTGTCGGGGTCTTTAGGATTATAATTTTTTAAAAAGATGACTTCACCGGGCAGAAAATCTTTTTTGTAAGTTCCGATTTCATAAGTGTATCCAGTAACTCGTCCGTCACTAGACCTCTTGACCTTGAAAAACTCAGGTCTCGCAATAAACATCATTTTAGGATTTCGTCCGTTCTTATCTCCACCCTCTAAAATCCAAGGGCTTGCACCAAGTAAATCACGATAGACAATGCTCAATTGTAAAAAATTGTATTTGGTCATTTCCGGATTGACCTTGTAAAGCAAATCCAAGATAGGATGCTCAAACACTTCAACTATTTTCTGACCCTGCATTTTGTAAAGATGAAAATCAATCCCAGCAATTCCCATTGAGCGCTTAGCAACGCAGGCATAAACCCAAGATTTGTAAAAATCCAAAGCATCATTTTTCGTGACAACGCTGGACATAATTCCGGAATTGTAGAAAAACGAAAATGGCACGCTCTTTCTCTCGTCACGATTGAAAATTTTATCAAGTAGCCACATAAGTTTTATTAGTAAATTTTGATAAATCTATTATAGCACAATTTATGCAAATCAACAATCAACTGTCAACATCGATAATGTCCAAGACCTTTTTAATCTTAACTTGAAAATACATTCTCATCATAACCATATCAGCAAAGTCCGGTGATCGTCCGATGTTCTCCTTGATGACTTCCTTGCCGACTAAAAAGACCCGACCGTCCTTGTCGAGGTCTCTCTGCTTAATCTGACCGAGTTCCTCGATAAAATCATCCTTGTCCTTGCTGTTAGCAAAAGCCTGCTCATCAATAGCAATCTCCCCAGCCTCTCCCAATTCCGCTAATTTAAAATAGCACTGAGTCTTGAGGTTTCCATAGTTAACAAAATACTCTCCCCTTGACTTTCTCCTTTGTTCCTGTTTTGACAGCACTGGACTCGAGCCATTAACAAAACCGACACAGCCACCGACTTGGTCCACTACACCTCCACCGACTCCGTCCTCATCGAGCACGACATTCGACCGCCTGATGCCCTCACGATCGCAGATGTCTTTGATAAATTTCGAGCTTTTTGTGGTATCTCTCCGGATTTCATCAGGTATCAATAAAACCTTGTATAGTCTCAGTCCTTTCCAAAGACCGAGGGGCATCTTGTCTCGACCCTTGCGACTAACATCTCCAGTCAAAAACTTCTCCTTGTCAGGCTTAGCCTTGTTGGTAAATAGGTCATTGATGACATCCATTTCAAATAAACAAGCAGGGTCATCATCATACTCCCAGTTGCCATTGAGCAAACGCTCCCTCGTGGCTTTATCCTTGATAGCCTCTAATTGCTTGATGTAGTGCCTTGAGATGAAAGGGTTATCACGAACCAAAGCACGGATGAAAGCCTTGCCAGCCTCAAGCACAGCCTCCCTCATCGGCTTGTAAAAGTAGGTATACACCCAGCCCTTGCTAGGGTTACAAGTTCCGAGGCATTTTGGTATCAAGTCAAACTCATCCAACTTAAACCTGATGCGAGAATTGACCACCTGCCAGCACTTAAATGTTATCTGATTGACCTCATCGATAAAAGCACCTGTTAACTCCAAAGACCCGAGGTCATCATAGTTAGGGTCACTCGGCTGATAAGCTAAATCCTTGAGCACTACTTCCGAGCCATTGGCAAACATAATATGCGAGTCAGCAACATAGACATAATGCACTCCCTGTTTATAGCCCCATTTACCGCAGACCTCAAAGAATGTTTTGAGGGTGGTTTCTTTCAATCTCTTTAATTTTTTACGCCCTAATAGCCAACGAGTTTCCGGATGTGTCGTTGCCATAACAATCAGCCACGCACAACCTAAAAAAGACTTAGCACCTCCAGCCCCACCTCCGAAAATAATCTCAGTGGTTTCAAGGTCTGTCAGTTTATCCCAAGCCTCTTTTTGTTTTTTGGTTTGTTGCCAGTGTGCCATAGTTATTTTTTTGTTTCCTCATCGGGGTCAAAAGTTGTAATCATCAATTTGATTGGTTTAGCATCCTTGTCCATTCCGATGCCAATCTTTGGTTTATACTTAGCGACTCGATGCGATAGGTAGAAACGAATTGAATGCCCGTCTTTTGCAATAATCTTTTGCTTGAGGTAATCCTCCACTATAACATCAAACCCGTCCTGTATATCATCAACAGCACGGGCAAAATCCTCGTCATTTTTATACCACTTATAAAATGTCACATTGCTAATCCTAGCCTTAGCGATTGCATTCGTGACTATACCAAAAGTTTTCTCCAACTCGATTAAAATCTTTGCTTTGCTCTCTGCCATTTTCTCAGCAACATAAGTAATGTCACGACCTTTAGAGTCAAGCCTTTTACTACTGTTAGTTTCGTTAATTCCGTCAACTGACTTCGATTGTTTTTTTTTGCTACTCTTAACAATAACCTTAGCAGGCTTTTTAATTATCTGAGGCTGTTTTTTTTTAATCTTTCCTTTTGGCTTTTGCATATAGTTTAAATCCGTTAAACAATCCGACAATTAAATTAGTGATGATCGTGATGATGATAGCCTCAAACAATCCAATGTCTATCCCTAGTAATAAACTGACAAACCATTTGCCTATTACTGCCTCTATGTAAATCAGGAATACTGTGAATATCGTGGCGGTAAGCCAAATTTTTCTGATTTGTTTTCCGACCTCCTTTTTTATTTTATTGTCAAACATATTTTTAAATCTTTTTATAGATAACATCATCGATGATTTTGTAGTCATTAAATATAACCTTGAGTCTTTGCATATCCTCAGGTAATCCAAGCCAACTAGCACATAGTTCATCAGAATAGTTAGACCATATTTTGCTTATTTGCAAATCGGTTAACTCCACCCCCTCATCGAGAAAAAACATCTTTATTTTTCTGATGTCCATTTTAACTTGTAAATCGTAATCTATCATAGTATTAAATGCCCTTGATAGGACAATGGACAACCGGATTGATTGACATATTGCCTCCCTGGGTTTTTCTTTTAATCTGAACGATTGACCTCCCCCACTTCTTTTGGAATAGAGTTGCCTGAGTCTCCTCTTTTTTCATAGTCCGATAACTTGCACATCATCCCTTTTTACTGATGTGAGCCGAGGCATAGTGATACTTATTGAACCGGAGAACTTTCCGGAATTTCCTGAGCACCTGAATTGAGTAATCGTAATCCTCTTTAAGTCCCAACCTCTCATCAAATCGAATGTCCTTGTCTTTGATGATGCCCATACAAGGTCCGAGAATAACCGAGGACAAAGACAGCGGGGAATATTCGCGATAAAACTTTTTATCACTTTGTAGATTGACTCCCCATAGTTTAGTCTTAGCATCCTCGGTCATCCTGAAATTGTTCTCAAATAGATTATAGACTTCCTGCTCAGTCATCAGATACAAAGCAAGGTTTTCATAATACCCAAATTGTTTGATGTCATCATCGAGCAATACGACCCGATCGTCTTTTGTATTGTCTAAGATGAAATTGCGAATTGTTGCCATACCTTTGCCAGCCAAGTTATCCGGAATTGTGACAATCTTATTTTTGTTATGCTTGCGATATGCATCAGCCTCAAACTCGTGGCAAAATATAACGCCATTAGTAATCCACTTGGCTGTCAGACAATCGCTTGCTCTTTTATAACTTGGAATTGCAATGGTAAACATACTATAAAATCGCCAACACGATTAAAATGATGAAAAATAACAAGACCAGTCCAAGACAACCACTGGTCATCTTTTTTCCTGCCTTGAATAAATCGTCACTTGTTTTGTTTAGATTAGTCATAATTATTTTATTAAATCGAGCAATTGCCCGCCATTTAAAACTCGACCAATTCCCTTGCGTTTATAATCAGTGGCGCTGTCTTTAGCATTGACACTTTTTAGCTTGAAAAAATC